GGAAATGTAGCATTCTTATTCTCTTTCTCTATCCTCTTCTTAATATACGCATCCAGGCATCTCCTGTCAAGAGCCCGGGCGAAATAAATAACTGGCTGTTTTCCGCCATTCTATTTCCGTGAAGTAAACGCCGGGCGCGCCCGGTGCGACTGACCCACTCACCGAAATCCCCCAAAATAGTTAATGTATATTTGAGGAGTTTGGGAGTTTAACCAAGTCAGTCCCCGGTACCCCGGTGCGCCCCGGAACTTATCCCCAAGTTATCCACAGGTTGTGCACAACTCGGGGAGTTTCGGAGTTTAATGCTCTTGTGGGGCGAACATATCTTTTATCCCCTGTGCAAATCCTTTCTCTTGCTCTTCAGCCATTACTTCTGCTCGTTTCGCGTTGCGTGTCATAACAGGAACAACCCCGTCATAATGGTCTGCGATTCTTTTTAAAGTTTCGCCATTCTCTTCAATGGCGTCAGCCACTCTGTTGAGTGCTTGTGCTATCGTGTCGTCTACTACCATAGTAACCTTCTCTTTCTAGAAACAGAGCAAAGGTTTAAACTCAACCATCAAGGCAACAATTTACGAGATGCTCCACTCTATTTCTGTTCTTATTATATCAGAAACTTATCCACAAAGCAAGAACTCATTTGAACTATTTTCAGGAGGCGCGCAGCGTCCCCGGGCTTCCGGACTGCAGGTCATCGACCCTTATAAGATGTTAAGCATTTCCGCGGAGTTTAGGAGTTTGCCGAGCTGCGGGTGACATGGGCCCGGGAACTGCTGGTGAACAGCCCAAATAAGGATTGGCTGATTTCCGGGAGTTTCGGGAGTTTTGCCGTCAGGCGGAAAAGGATCGCGCGCCCGGTGCGTCATGCGCGGTCCGCGGCCCTCGGCCCAATATTATTTATTAAAAACGGAGTTTGGGAGTTTCAAGAAATCTAGCTGCGCGAGCGGCCCTTCGTACAACCCGGGCACTGAATCTATGTCCTTTTCGCGTAAGTCTTGGGCCTCGGCCCCTGAAAACAGTTTAACCCTAGACCCCCCAGGGGCCTTGGGCAAGTTAACGAGTATGAATACAGGCGCTCCGTAGCCTGCATACCATTTATTCCATGCTGTTTGAAGGGGTGAGATTCGTACCCTGTTGTTAGCTTGTACTATCTTCAGTTCAAGCGTGAAGAATCCTGTAACATTGTGAAATATTATGCAATCTGGGAATCCTGGAGTAACATAGCTTTCAATCCTGGAAATGAGATATTTCTCATCACCATTTTCCAACAATCTCTTTACACTCTTCCAAAAGTTTGTTTCCGTCTTTACGGTCATACTTCTTTTTGTCTTTCACTACCCTCTGTTTCCACTTCGGTGACGTCCTTAAGTCCTTCGCCATCGGATTTCTCTTCGACCGAAAGGACAGTTTGATTACCTTCTTTTTTAAATTTTCCATCTAATCCTAATTCCTTTAATTGTTTTAGAACTTCTTCACGGGACATAGAATCAATAGTCCCTGTTCTGATTTCTTTCCTGTCAATGTACAATCCTGCGGCTTGACCCCGCAAGCGCTCAGCATTAACAGCAGCACTAAAAGACTTCTCCACGAGAGATTTCTCGCGAAGCCTGGCCAATTCCTGTACATGTTTTTGCAGTTTAACTTCATGTGTTTTCTCAATCTCCGCACGTCTCTTCACGATCGCATCCACCACGCGTGGATACCTCTTGCCGTTTAACAATAATGAAGATGACACGTTAGCGCTGTCTTCCTTATATCCAGCCTGCCTGGCGCACTCAGTGGGAGTCAATCTCCCTTCATTCTCCGTGAATATCTTAACGAACATGCGCTGTTTCACCGTCAGTCCATCCCCACCCTTTGGGTATTTCAATGACATGTCCTTAGGTGCCACCGAAGTGCCACCACTCGTAATGTTACTTATGCGTGGATCAACCATCTAAGTCCTTGTAATAGAGTTATTTTTTCTGATTTTATTTTTATCATTTTCAAAAAAGCCCCTCACGTTGTCTACAGGTGGCACCTAGGTGGCACCCTCCAAACGGTTGAAATATAAGGATTAACAGCAAAAGGTGCCATGGTGCCACCATATACCCGGTATTTAAAAAAATAAAAAATCTTTTTTCCCTGGTGATCCCTATACATTAACTTCATATCACTGAAATTGACCGATTTCTGCCATTTCCAAAACTGATCCATCCACGCTGCTTCAGCTGATGGACGAACCTGTGAACATGACTCTTTGAATTCGAGCCGATCAACTGCTTGATCTCCTCGTATGAGGGGGAATATCCGTTAGCTTTTATGAAGTCCACGATTATATCATACACTTTTTTCTGCTTCGGCGTTAGTCCTAATTTAATCATCCTTTGTATATTTAATCCATAATCTATCTAAAACAAAGTACCATACTCCATTAAGCAATGGCTCAACAATTGCGTCTGTTAAAGCTTGTTTAAAATTTACATCAGCAATAAGCATAAGACAGGTTATTGCTATGCACATATGTCCAATTGTATAGATAATAGTTCTAACTAAAGACCCACCAAAACTTATTTTAAAGATTTTTTTCACTATTTAATCATCTTTAGTATATTTTTCACCTGTCATTCCATCAATATACGTCTTTGGCCTCCTCCCTGGAAATTCACTATACCCCGTCGCGTTTGGATTAGGTCCGTAATTCTTTCTCACTTTAGCCAGCATTTCATTAGGCCCCAACTCCTGAATCGTCTCAGGCGTTATTGAGTCATAAAGCTCACGCTGCAATTTCTTCTCCTCGGCCGTCAGTTTTTTAGGCTTGTATATATAATTATCCTTGGTGCGTCTGGCCCATGTTATCCTGATCCCAAGTGGTGGTCTGTTAAGAGTCACTCCGTTCTTGTTCTGGTGTGATCCAGTCCAGGTCCCCGGAGCGTAGTGCTTGTCCATTACGTAGTCGTAGCATTCCTTGTTGGAAGCGAAAGTGAGAACTTCCTTGCTCAGAAGCTCGGCGTCCTTCCACACGTTAATCTCATATTTGTCCATAATTTTCATCAGAAGTTCAACAGATCAACCTTGAGGTATTCTATTTTCTTCACCCATCCTTTCGGTATGGTGATGTATCGTCCCCCTTCCTTGTCCTTGTCCTCGTCCTCCTGCGGATCCAGGCACCACGACCCCATGATCGTGACTCGTTCCTCGTCATTCCTTATCATCCAGCCGATGTCAACGCACGTCGCCAGCTTGGAGTCGCGCATCTTGTTCAGAGCCACCCATCCCGTGTCGCCGTCCATGGCGTCCATCCAGACAACGCGGACCATCGGCCAGCAGTCCGGATATGTCTTAGTCGAGGGTGATTTCTTCGTGTCCGTTTCGTTCGAATTTTGCATTGTCGTCATCCTCCCTGTGCTTGTGTCCTTCCGTCACTATGTCCATTATCTGCGATTTCGTCTGAAGCCGCACCTCATAGTCCTGGAACACCACAACCCAGAAGCGCGCTTCGCCCCCCTGCATGGTCGTGGCCTTTCCGGCCTTGAAATTTTCCACTGTCTTCCTGAATCCCATCGATAATAGCTCTAGTAACTTGGACCTGAACAGCACACGATCAGACATGTCTTCGAACCGAACGTACCACGAAGGCTTCTCCGTCAACCCCGTCTTGGGATTGATGGCGCCGTCCTCCACCTGGTGAAGATCAATGATCTTCTTCGTTAGTTGATGTTCCTGTCGTTCCATTTTACATTAACCTTGTCATAAACTTTTCGTACGTGTTCCTCATCGAACCCTTCCAAAGCCTTTATGCGTTTTCTCTCCTCCACGTCCTCCACGAATTCGTCAATCAGCCCCAGGACCATGTGAATCGGCAGCCCCATGTCATACATCTTAATGAGGGACAGCTTGTCCACGATCCAAGGAAACTCCTCATTGCCACGCTCTGCGTCAATGAGAACCTTCTTAATTTTTTCTGTTACTTTTCTTAATTCTTTCATCTTTAATCTTTATTCCTCTCTCATCTGCTTCGTTCTTGATCAGCACCATCATCTGCTGTCCCGGTCCGCGCAGCGTGGTCGCCCCCATCCTGACTAAAGCGTCATAATAGGGGATCCGTATGGCCACGGACTTGTATTTAGTCGTGTCAACCATTCAGCTTACTTCCACTCGAAGTCTTCCGCGTCATCGAATTGTTCCTCATCAATGATGTCATTGATCCTCTCAACGATCGCTTCCTCCTTCGCGTGCAGCGCCTCCAGCTTGTCAAGCTCCTTTCTGATCTTGGCGAGCGGGCTTAGCTTTTTCTTTGCCTTCGC